CAAAGGTAGGATCTGCTACATTTCTTCCCTTGCCAGTAAGACCTGCTTTGTATCTCTCCATGACATATTCGTCATAGAGATCGTTCGCTTGTTCCTTTAGAAAGTTACCAAACGATCTACCTACACCACAGTTATGGCACTTAAAAACGAGACCACTCTTCTTTGTGAAGAAGTAACCTCGTGCTTTATTCCTATGCTTCTGGGAGTCACCACAGTAAGGGCATCTGAAATTGTACGTCCCGTTCTTGACCTGCTTGAATCTGTCAAGACGAGCAGAGAGTAGGTTCGCGTAAAAAGTATCGATCAAGTAGACCTAGTAATCTCTCCAGATATCATACTAGTATTTTGTGAAGTTGTCAACTGCCTCAGGATTTGCTGACCTGGTGCTGATAATAAAAACGATATTACAGTGAGACCGCCAAATATGGTCCACATCTTCTTCTCCATAACTCTGAGTCTTTCATCAATCTTACGGATGTCTCTCTCACATCCTTTCTTGATTGCGTCAGTCTCTCGTGTGATGTCATCATGTATTCTATCAATCTTTTCAAACAAGACCTCATCAACCTTGTCTTGCTTATCCAACTTCTCATTATGAACAGCAAGAAGTTGACCCATCTTTACAGAGTTTTCCTGTAGAGAGTCAACTACCCTTTCTAATCTTTCTAGTATTGCTGTGTTTATGTCAGACATTACCTTGTAGCGTCTATTTCCGCACCAGCTCTTGCTTGTTTCTTAAGTTGTGCAGTTTTTGCTTGCAATTGTTTTTGAAGTTCCTGCTTCTTAAGCATGACTTTTTTCTTTTCAATACCAATCTTCATCTGAGCTTGTTGCTGCTTCATCTGAGCATCCTGTTGCTCTTGTACATTACGCATATGTTTCATGCGTTTGTTCATAAAGAATTGACCAGCGGCAGCAGGCATGACTCTCTCAATAGAAATGTCACTTCTGTGCTGCGGCATAATTACCATGCGAAGTTTACGTTGCAACTCTGCAGGGGAATTAGCGTAAATAATTGTTTCTCCAACCTCAGGAACATTTACTTTATATTGGAAAAGTCTTGACGGTTGGGTTGGATTTTCTTTAGACTCTGCCACTTTCTTTTTCTTAATTTTCTTTCTAAACTTCATGACAGGATCAAATCCCGCAACAGGACCTTTGGCATCTGCGCTACCACTAAATCCACCAGTCCCTGCTGTCATCATAGTTTATACCTTTGAAAGTTCTTCTTCTAAGTCAGGATCTGTTTCCAATTCAGGAAGCATACCCATAGGATATTTATTCAAGTAGATCAATAAAGTTTTGATCAAACTCCAATACTCTCGTTCTAATTTAAAGAACAATAATGGAGTAGCTGCTTCACCAAAAACATTATATAAGATGATTATATGATTAATAACGAGATGGATCCTTAACGGACCTCTGCGTACATAACGCTTCAAGAGTCTTTTCAGATACTTGAAGCGTTTCATGTCTTCATCAAAGTCATCGCGTGTCACGCAATGAGGGTTTTCATAATGCTTTATGGCGAACAGAATGTAATTAGATTCATTCAGTTCGTCAAATTTCATTTATTAACTTGCAGTAAATGTCTTAGTAGAACCAGATCCACCAGCACCTACAACGTCACCAGCAACGAATGCCTTATCAGATGTTGCGCCACCTGTTGAGTCAACGATCGTTCCAGAAATTGTTTGTGCTTGGATAGCATGTGCTTTACCAGTTGCAGCAGCAGTGAATGTAAACTCAACACGGTTTACACCTGTCTGTGCAGCAGCAGTTGCAGTGATGTTGGCACTATCAGTTGTATTTCTAACAACTAAGGTTGCGCCATTAGTGACGTTAACCTGTTCGTTGTAGATAACAACAACAGTTCCTGTTGCACCACCAGCATAACCAGTCTCTTCAAAGAATACAGCAGTGATATCTGCAGCACCAATAGTATTGGTACCACGACCACCTGCACCTACAAGACCATCAACTGAGACTAAAATTTCATCCCAGAATGCAGTTTTAGCGGCGTTTTTGTAATGGCGAAGAACCCAACCATCAGCGGTTGCAAAGATATTTTGGGGATCTACACCGCTACCTCGTACAGCCCACTTGGGTTTGCTTTCATCAGCGTCAGTTACACCGTATAATGGCATGGTTATGCTCCTAAAGTTTCTATATTTGCCTGTAGTTATTTATAAAAACTGGGGTCTCTGAGACCCCTCTAGAATCGTCTCAGGCGGACTCTTCTCTATTTACTAAGGCACCTTTAACTGCCTCTAAAAGAGCGTCATCAGCGGTCGTCTTAGTAAGCTTTACTGCCTTTTCTAAGACTAGGATGCAGATGTCCACGAGTTTCTCACCGAGTTCAGCATCATCAGGAATCTTAGATACTGCGTCGGCAACGATTTTCTTCGCAAACGGAAGTAAGAATGCTAACATGATTATTATCCTAAAATAGGGTCTACCCTATATAGGCTCAATCGTATTTTTTTACTCCACCCTTCATGTAACCAGAACCTTTGGAGTCATAAAAACGAACACCTTTGGTTTTAGTATCGTGAGCAAGTTTATCCTTTGCTTTTTTAGCATTGGAAATAACTTCTTTGTAACGCTTGCCGTATTTCATGCGAGCGTCACGTTCTTTATGCTCTTTCTCTTTCTTCAGGTGAGCGAGTTCTTCGTTCATGATCCTAAACCGCGACCTTTGTCATAGTTGTCTTTACCACCATAACGTGCCATGGTGTCAACGTAGTTCTGAGTTGATTTAAAACCACGTTTCTTAGCATCTGCAGCAGTCTGCTTCTTAGCGTCTGCTGCTCTCTTATACTTTCCAGTACCAGCGTCAGACTTAGCACCCTTCTCTTTTTTCTTTTGTCTGCTACCACTGCCCATAAGAGCACCCTTACCATACTTTTTGGTAATTTCTGCTCTTACAAAATCCATAGCAGATGGTTTGCCAGAAGGTTTCCTAGTTCCACCCTTATCGTACCCCTTCTCTTTCTTGAGACGAGTTGCTTCATCAAAATATTGATTGAAGGTCAAGAGGTTCGTTTCAGAATCGCTTTCTTTTGTGCTTTCTTCTGAAACTTCTTCTTGACTGACATAGGCTGTTTCCTCCGTAGATACTGTTGTTTCATCACCAAGGTCTTCACTGCGACGTTTTTTCTCGCACTTCTTACAGTTGCAATCATCACCGTGATTGTTTTTGAGTTTATCGACGGTAATTGCACCACCCTTTGCCATCTTAGGCATGGATCCGCAACTACCCTCCATAACATCATCCTTCTTAGGATTTAGTTTAATCTTGGTCTTTTTCTCTTGTAAGTCATTAAATGATAACATAATCAACCGCCATAGTTAGAACGTGCTTTGATGTCTGCCATCTTGCTAAAACGCTCACGCTCCTTCTGAGAAGAGATTGCGCTTACGATCTTGCCAGACTTATCCTGTGCTTTAGAACCTGCCTTAGTAGACAGTCCTTTGCTAAGTGCATCGCGACTCAGGTTACCTGCTCTACGATACATTGCAGCTTCTTTTTTCTTGTCGATGGGTTTGTAACCCTCTTCAATTACGTTCTCGATCTCTTCGATACTAAACAGACCAGACTCATAGAGATGTGCAATTTTATCATAGTCTTCACCCAAACGCTTAGCGAGTTTGTCGCTACCTTTGGAGATTGCACGGGAGGTCTTACCAACTGCTTTCTTCAGTCCTTTCTTTACGAGAGAACCTACTGCTTTCAGAGCACCACCAACAGCCTTACGGGTAGAACCGCTGCTAGATGATTTAGACTTAAGACGCTCTCTTGCTTCAGAACCTGCGTCTCTTTCCCCGCCACCATCAGAGGAGGAAGAACTGCTGCTACCTCTTGTTTTTGCAAGCAGTGCATCTAACTTACCACCTGTACCATCGTCATCACTCTTAGATGTTTCTTTCTTCTTCTCGGGACGTGCCATTGCTTTTGCTTTCTGCTTTGCCTTAGCAGCAGAGAACTCACCAGCAACTTTACCAGCAGTAGAAACTGCTTTCTTGCCTACTGCCTTAACACCTTTCTTGACCATAGAACCTGCCTTCTTAGCGGCAGACTTCATACGCTCAACACGAGAAGGACGGTTTGCTTTTGCTGCTGCCTTTGAAGATTTAACAGCAGAATCGTAATACTTGTCGCTTACCTCAGTGATAACTTCAACACCCTCAAGGTGCTCACAGATTTCAAGGAGATCCTCTTCATCAACAGCGAGTTCATGAATCGCTTCAACGAAGAAATCAATCAGTTCTTGATCTGTTGCTTCATCAATTTCTACCATGTCAGCAATCTCTTCATCACTGAAGTAGAATGCTTCGTTCTTAGCGCCTGACTTGTGACGAGTTACGCCTGCAGAATCAACGTACGTCTCTTTCTCCCTTCTAGGAGTTACATAACCAACGCCAGGAACTACACCAGTCTTACCAGCATCGCGGGCAGCGTTTCTTGCTGCTGCTCTTTGTGCCGCTCTCTTGCGGTTGCGATCGTAAGAACTCATTGCTTCATCAAGTTCTTCCTCTTCCTTCATGTGATCAGCGGCTTTGTAACGCTTATCACCTGCTTTGAATTTCTGATAGGCAGGAGTGTTTGCTTTCTTGTCAGCGTTAGTGACAGTCATGCGACTGTCTTCAGACTTTTTTGGCGTCCCTCCGTAGACTGCCTCCTCTACTTCTTCTCCATCATGCTCGATGATGTTACCGTCAGCATCTTTTTGGTGATGTTCTTTCTTCATCGCTTTGGCAATTGCCTTACGACGCTTCATAAGATACTGGTCAGATGAATCCTTGTCGCCATCATTATCGACATCCCCATCTTCTTTTCCAACGGGATCTAATTTCTTTTTCTCATACATCTGCACTTGCTTGAGTGCATCTGACATGTCAGGTAATTCGTTTAAATTCATCTTACTTGGTAACCTTGTCCTTTTTATTTATCTTACGAATGAATTCACCTGGTGTCATTTTTCTATAATAAGATGCAATCTTATCTGTTCCAACTTCACCAGCAGGTGTAAACTCAAATCCGAATACTGAATTCTTTCTTTCAACTAAATCTTTTAACCATGAACGGAAGATGTTATCCGACTCATCAACATAGATAACGTAATTAGCACCACGACTAACTACCTTACCAACAACACCTGTATTAATATTTTCAACAAAGGTGCCTACTTCAAACATACCACCGTCAAAGTATGCTTCTCTTAGACCAATGGGATCTAACTTAGGAGCAATCTCATAAACAAAGTACGATGCCTCTGCAAAATCATCTAATGATTCTTGAACTTGCATTGACTGTCTTAGTGTAAGATACAATGCTTCTCTATCTTTTTTAGATAGTGATTTAGGGATACCCTTATCAAAAGAATCAAAGTCATCTTCTACTGCTGCTTTACGCATCTTAGATGCTGACATACCTTCTACACCCTCAGCATCAGGATCACGTCCACCTGCAGATGTTACTTTGATTTCGTCGAATGTATATAAGTCTCCGTTGTATTTTTGTGCGAGTGAATTGAACTCAGACACCCTGTCACCACCCACCACAATATTAACTGAACTATACCCGTCTTCATCGAGGGCACTGAGAACATCAAAAATAGTACGCATATCATCATTATCGATAATTGCGTTCGCGTGATCTGGATATGCCAACCGCATAAATTTAATTTTAGTCCCTGCGTCAAGGGGATTCTTCTTAGGATCCTCCGACCTTGAGGGGTATATTCTATACTCTCCTCCACTGGATTTTGCCTCTTTTGCTACTTTTGATAGAAGCTTCTCGTGCCCAACAGTAGGTGGATTAAATCTTCCAAATGTAATAGATATTGCACCTTGATCGACCTTACCTTCGCCTCCCTCAGTTTCTTCTCCTCCATTTTGCTGAGGTACCTCCGTGTCTTTTGCTGTAACTTTTACAAGCTTTCCATCCTTACTCATATGGGTTACATTCCCCGAAGGGTCTGCGTATCTACCGTAACCAATATGAGTGAGTTTTAATTTTTCCGCTGCTTTAGCAGCAAACGATCTTTGGGCTTCTGTTAGGAAAGCACTAAATTTTTTCATTCGTCCAATTTTTACTAAGATTGAAGTTTGCTTTACTAAAAGTCAGTCTATCTACAATTTTGTAGGGGTTATCTGAAACAGTGACAAATCCTTCATGTTCTGAGGGTTGTCCATCTATGTAGCATTTCACAGTTCCATCAACAAAGATACTCTTAAGTAGATTTTGCTTCAGTTGGAAGATCATATGCCATACTTTAAAAGTGGTCACGTTGACTTCACACTTATATTTATCAGGAAGCGTACAGTAGAGTAATTCTGCTGAAGGAATGTCCACTCCTGTGCGGAAAAATTTATTGATATGTTTCTGAATATACGGACGTGCCTTTGCACTAGGAACTTTGACCCTAGGCAATCTGCTCAAGAACTGAATCCAATTGAATCGAGGATTCTTAGTTACAGAAGCATGTGCCTCTTCATATCCTACAAAGTGAGTGCCCAATGCAGACAGTAGATTGACGCCGCCACGCCCATCAGCAGTCGGAGAAACTTCGGTATAAGAAGTGTGTGGAGCAAGGATAATATCACGATCGATCGGACTGGAGAAACGATACTCCAGAGTGTTAGGGCGATAAACAGAACCTCCGCCGACACCGATGAAGTCAGCTTGGACAATTCCACTGATACGAGGAAGATGACGAAGGCATAAGCGAAGAATGTCCGCAACGTTGCCTTTGTAATATTCGTCAATATCCGCCTGAGTATAACAGATCTTGACTTTGACTTTATTGAAAACGGATTTTGTTCCGACGAAGAACTGGCCATTGGCAGGATTGGTTCCGAATACGATAGCAGGAGCACCGTCCCATTTGACACTCAGTTTAGGTTTGTTGAGTGCAGACCAGACAGCATCCAACACTTCCTTACGACCACTGAAGACTAGATCCTCAAGGTGCTCAAGGTGCTTGTTGGGCAAGGTGTGTTCCTCATCTGTTTCCCATATTATAGCACACCCACATG